TGCCATCCGTTAGATGGCGAAATGTAAGGATCTGCTGGTGAGATGATGACGCTGTTCGCAATAGGTGTCGCAGGTGGGAATGCGAATACTGAGTACTTAGTGTTATCGACTAGAGCTGCTGCGATACCTGCGCGGAGTGTTGATATGGCGGCCATTAGCCCACCATCGATCTCGGATCGAGATAAGGCGCGAGTAATCCACGAACACGGGCTAGAAGTGTGTTGCCCATTCTGTAAGGTGATGGCTGATAGCCATCGATGGTTACTCCGCCTGAAGATGGAGCCTGGCGAGACTGCCAGATGTCAATTGAGATCATAAGCGCAGCTTCTTGAATTGCCGGAACTGTTGATGGATCTAGTGTTTCTGTTGCCGCTACTGTGCCGTAAGGATTTACTGGATGGTAAGGAAAGACTGTTCCATGACTTATCGTATAGCTGATTGTCTTATCGCTAACTGCTGTAATTGTCTTTGAGCCGTTGAGGTGAGCCCCGTTATTTGATACTACTACAGTCTGACCTACGTAAAATACATCTTCTATATTCTGGTCAAAATAAAGAGTGGCAGATGTAGTTGTCGATTCGCTTGCTATGTTGAAAGATTTATTATTCCAGATAAAAGGAAGCAGGACGTTATCTGCGGCGTCACAGACTTGCTGCAAGACTGCATCAGTATAGAGAGTGCCGACGCCGAGGGCGGTGCGAAGCTCTGCAACCGTTGTCAATGCCATGCTCTGATCCTTTCTAAAGACTGGTGGGGCAGAAGGGCACTACCCCACCAGCGACTTAAGGGTGGCTTACGCCTTGTTGTTCTTGAATGCGCCTGCGCCGACCTTGGTAGCGATTGCTCCAAAGCCGTAATAGCCGATTGTTACTTGTCCTGCAGCTGTTGACTCTGCGCGGAGGCGGTAGGTTGGGCTCTCATACCAGGTGTAAGCATCTGGGTTAACGATGAGGATTGTTCCATCGCCGTCGCCGCCGTTTGTAGGATCTACGTAGAGGTTAAGTCCTGCAACGTTACCTGTAAGTGATGTAGGTGCTACTGCTCCGCCTGCGTTCATTGGCTGTGACGCTGTGTAGATTGGGCGTCCTGCATCGTTAAGTGACATGATGTTTGACCATTGTCCTGTAGATACAACCATGTTACGAGCAAATGGGTTTGGAAGTCCTGCTGTAGCGCCATAAACAGAAGCTGATCCGCGAGCAACAATTCCGAGAAGTTCGGCTGCTGTTGGGTATGTTGCAACTGTTGTTGCATCAAGTGAAGCACCTGAAATAAGTGCAGCGTTAACTGCTGAGTTAGTCGCCTTTGCGTAAGCAGCCGCCATGTTGCGGACTAGCTCATCGAAGAATGCTGGAGATGTACGATCTAGCAATTCAACTGAGAATGTCTGCTGTCCAGCGTACTTCTGTACTGTTACTGAAAGGAAGCTTGAATTCTGATCTGTGTCGCTGAATGCGTCGCCTTCTGGCTCGATTGCAACTGTTGGCATCTGTGTGATCTTTGGGATCTCAAATGTCATACCTGCATCTGGAAGCACTCCACGAGAGATTGCATCGATTGATGGACGGATTGTGGTTCCGAGAGGGTTGATGATCTCAGAGAGCTGACGTGTTGGTACAAGACCAGCGTTGTCAGATGTGTCTGCCGCTGCTGCGATCCATTGACGAGCTACGTCGTCTCCGAGTGCTGCACGGATTGTGTTTTCTGCATACTTTGCAGCTGTTACTTCGATACGTGGCTTTGTGTAAGCCATTGCTGTTACAGCAGGGCGAGCAGCTTCAACTGCGGCAGCCTCAACTGTAGGTGTTGCTTCGACTGCTGGAGTGGTTTCCACTGTGGCTGTCTCGCTTTCTGTTGGTAGGGTTTCTTCAACGGCTTCATCTTCAGATGCCGCGATATCGGTTACTGCTGCAGACTTAAAGGCTGCTGCCTGAACCAAACTTACTTCGAGTAGGTCAGCACTCGATACATACAGCACGCCATTCTTAGGCTTGGCTGCATTGACCATTACTCCGACTGAGAGACCAGTACGGAGTTCTTCTGAGGCTTCGATGAGTGCATCGGTTCCCCTGGATGATTTAGAGATCTTGAAAGATGCAAAGATTCCATCTTCTGTTTCATTAAAGAATTGAGCGCGACCGATTGGCTGCCTAGGATCGTGCTCTAGTAAGAGCTTCACTTTGCTTGAATCAGCTATGTTAATCGCGCCACGCTCAAAGACTACGGCACCAGCCGAAGTGTTTCCGACCTCGCCATTAAAGGGGACGATCTTTCCTGAGATGGTGCGCTCTGACGCGTCCGCTGTAAGTTCTGCCGAAAAGGTCAGCATCTCTTTCATATGATTCCTTCGCTTCCGTTAGGTGTTAGATCGGTCATCGCCATCGCTTGCTCCTGGGTGATTAACTGGAGATCAAGCATCTCGCGAATGACTGCTAGTTCTGCAAGTGGATCTGTTCGTAGGTAATTCTTATCGATATCGAACTTCACGATATTGCCACGGGCTGTTATGTCATCCATTGAGAGACGATCTTCGATGGCTGATATAAATGGCTGTAAAGATAGTGTGAGGAATTGGCGACGCTCATCCTGAACGTTTGCGTAGGTCATCGTGGTATTCTGATCTGCTGAGACGTAATAAGGTGGCACGTTGCAAAGGCGAGCAACTTCTGTTGCAAGATTCTGGATCGCTTCGTTATACATCATATCTTTAGGGCTAAAACCTACGGCCTCATATTGCAAAGTAGATGTGAGATAAGCCGTGGATCGATTAAGGCGAGCATTCTTCCATGCAGCTAATAGCCCCTGAACTTCTGCTGGAGGAAGATCAGCACCAGAGTTACGGATATATCCTGAGGCCATTGGTGTCGCTGCTGCAACTGCGGCAGCCTTCTGGATATCAATGGCGGATCGAATTGTCGACACGCCAGTATTAAGAATGCCATCATTGAGTGACTGGAATGTGATGAGTGAGCCGAGGCCATCCATAGGGACTGTTGTACCATCGATGGCGTATGACTTTACGAAAATATTATCTTGATCGAGTGTTGCGGTGACTCGGCTATTAGCGACCCAGTTAAATCGTGAAGGGCGACCATCTTCCTGATATGTCTCGACTACTTGCCAGAATGCTTGGCCATAAAATAAAAGTGAATCGACTGTGTAAGCGATCGTTATTGATCGAGGTTGGTGATAGGAAGGTTGATCGAGCCAGAGAGGCTTGCCTAGTTCTTCACCTGTTGACTTCTTATAAAGTTCAAGTGGGATAGCGCCGATAGTGCCTGCAAGTAAGTTACGGCAACGCGCTAGCGCTGGAACTCCTAGAGCTTCTGTTCGTCCGACGTAGGCGAACTGGAAGGGCATCGCGTAAGGTGAATACTCACCTAGAACCTGCGGTGCGTATTGCGCTTCGACGTTGGCCTTCGGTGTTGCACCTGTGAGGCGCGAAAGGATACCCATAGGTCGCAATTATACACTACATGTAGGTCATTCCGTGTAGATACGCGCTATCTGTTGCGGTTTAAGTAGCATCGACACAACCATCGCTAAGCCGATCGGTGCAGATATATCGCCAGCGCTCTTACGCTTTACGATTCGCCAGGCTGAATCATTGACCTTAGCCGCGCAATTATTCATCTGTTTGATCAGCTCTTCTTGCCCGTTATGAACTACGCGACTGTTAACCAGCCCGTCCAGTAAGTCCGAGCATGCCTGATAAAACTGCTGACCTGATACATCCTGAATGATCTGTCCTGCATTGGCAAGGCGTTCGGCGATCGATTGCGTTGCATACTTGTCATAACAGATCATCTTCGGGCGATACTGATCAGCCCACGCTTTGATCTCTGCTGCAATCTTTAGATCATCGACCGAGACTTGCGACTCCCACGTCTGGAGAATACCGACTCCGATTCTTCCGTCACCCATAATCTGACCAGCAACGAGGCTTGCATTCCTGCGAGAAGGAGATACATCGAAGCCAAAGACTGTATAACCACCGATCGGAATCGTGAGCGCGGAGTCGGAGGTTGCCTCAAGTACGCCATGAGGCCACGGACTTTGTAAAGAATCAATCCATTGGCATAGAAGCTCAGTTCTAGTGTCTTCGATCTTATTAGTAGCGACAGCTTCCTCAAGTGATTCCTCCGTGATTGTGTAACCAAGAGCAGGGTTGCTCATTGCCCAAGCGTTTCGATCTGTGATCTTGCAGTATTGCGGTGCAGAGTATTCGTAGAACCCAAAAGACTTAGGAGGTGCGGATAAGGCTCGCTCTCTTAAAGTATTAAGAGTTTCTGAAAAGGCGTCCCCGGCATTCGACGTCAGCAGGGTTTGGGAATTGGCACGGGCACGCGTGGTTGGAATTGCCGCCGTGTACCCGTCTTTACTGATCTCGCGGACTTCATCGATCCAGAGAAAATCGGCGGTGCGACCACGGGATGAGTCTCGCGTATCAGATACGAGGTCGAGCGTTGCCCCGTTTAGCAGTTCGATGCGCTCTCCGCCGTTGGCATAGCGAATTGCTTTAGTTGCAGCCTTGAGGTGAGGCGCGTTCTCAATGATCCACGCAATCTCTCGAAAGGTCATGAGGGCTGTGGCTCGGTTGGAGGACATGATCAGATGCTTCATCTCGCCTCCATAGAAGAGCCCCCAGATCACTCTCATACGTCCTAGATGAGACTTGCCATTCTGGCGAGCGACTAGAACTAGCGAAGTCTTGCGAATGTACATACCTTTAGCGTCAACTCGCATCATGTCATCGAGTAGCCAGCGTTGCCAGGGTAATAAAGGCGTCCCTAGATCCTCGGCCATCTTAGCGACCTCATCGGCTCTAGTTTTGCCCTTGAGAAGTGGACTGTGAAGCCTTGCTTTGGTTGCCCCTCGCAACGGCTGTTTACGAGCTCCCATCATTCACCATCGATCGGGATCGGTCGGGCAGAAAAGGGTGAGTCCGGCATCGGTCTGGACTGCATCGGGTAGATATTGGAAGAAAAGACAGGG